ACTCTCTTCGCATTAGTCCTGACCGTGGCAATGACCAACGGTGATTATCAGGACGTCGTTCTCGGCGTTTACGACACTCCACAGGAATGCGCACTCGCAGCTGAAGAGCAAAAAGTATCAGCTGAGTGTTGGCCAGTAGAACAAAGCATCCATACCGGCGAGCTTCCTGCAGAAGATATCGCGCAGCAGTAATCCCCTATTCAACCGACCAGGCTGACATTACGTGGCCGGGACGCGTACATTCAAATTTCAGGAGAAACCATGAGCGAAGTAACGGACTTAACTGTCATAGAAATCAAGCCGGAACAGGCACCAGTGCTTTATTCGGCTGGCGGACTTGATGCTTATCTCGAACAAATCCGCCAGGCAGTAAACGAAGTTCCGGACCTGTCCACGAAGAAAGGCCGTGACCGTGTTGCCTCTCTGGCGGCGCAGGTGTCACGCAGCAAGACCGCAATCGAAAAGCCGGGCCGTGAGTACCTGAAGCGACTGAAAGAGGCTGTGCGCCCTGCTGAGGCCGAAATTAAGCGTTTCGTTGATGCGTGTGACGAGTTGCGCGATGCGACCCGCCGCCCACTCACCGAATGGGAAGCCGAGCAGGAACGTATTAAGGCTGAAGAAGTTATGAATGCTCTGCACGCCGAAGCGCTGGAGATGAACAAAGATTTCGACCGCCAGCGTGCCGCGCAGATCGAGGCAGACCACGAAATGGCTCTGCTGATGAATGACGCTTTCGATCGTGACCGCGAAGAGCAGCGCCGCGAGGCTGAACAGGCGCAACGCGAGCATGAAGAACGAATTAAGCAGGAAGCAGCAGAACAGGCCCGCCGCGATGCGGAAGCGAAGCACAAAGCAGAGATTGAAGCCGCAGCGCGCCGTGAAGCGGAAGAGAAAGCACGTGCTGAGTTGGCTGAACGCCAGCGCATCGAAGCCGAACAGCGTGCGGCACGCGAGAAGCAGGAAGCTGAAGCTCGGGCAGAGCGCGAAAAAGCAGAGGCAGTGGAAGCTGAGCGCCTTAAGGCAAAGCAGGCAGAAGAAGCCCGCCTGGCAGAAGAGAAGCGCATCGCCGATGAGCAGGCAAAACGTGAAGCTGACGTGAAGCACCGTAAGACGATCGGTACCAACATCGTTAACGCACTCACCAGCCACACCAGTTTAACCCGCGAACAGGCTATCGAAGTGCTTACCGCCCTCAAAGATGACCTGATTCCCTGCGCAAAAATTCATTACTGAGGTGAATCATGATTCCAGTAGAGCTTGCCAGAACAAAGGAGGAAAGCCGGTTAAAACGAATTTGCTTTCTGGCAGAGGCACGTTACTGGCGTAGCGCCGGTAATAAAAAATTGAAACGACTAAACCTTTCACTGGCAAAAAACGAACGGTTATCAAGTCGTGACTTCCTTGGTGATCCACCATTCTGAGGTGTGACATGGAAACTAAAAAGGTATACGCAGCGATTAGCGGAGTAGCTGCGGCATTAGCTGAGCAAGGAATCAAGAAGGCAAGAAAACAAGGGAGCCAGGTAAATTATGCATTCCGTGGTATCGACGATATTTACAATGCTCTGGCGCCTGAACTTGTAAAGAATAAGCTTCTTATCCTTCCACGCTATACAGAGCGAACGATCGCAGAGCGAACCAGCAAAAACGGCGGAGCGCTGTTCTACATCACTGTCCGCGGCGACTTCGATTTTGTCAGTACAGAAGACGGCAGTATTCATACTGTCACTACCTATGGTGAAGCAATGGATAGTGGCGACAAGGCGACGAACAAAGCCATGTCTATAGCCTATAAGTACGCTGCATTCCAGGCTTTCTGCATCCCAACTGAAGAGACAATAATAGACGCTGATGCTGAAGTTCACCAGGTTCGTCCAACAGATGCAGACCAGATTCTTGCAGAGTTCAGCGAATACGTTGGACATGAAAACGATCCGCAGAAGCTCAAAGCTCGTTACGCAGAGACGTGGAAATCACTGGCAGGCTTCCCTGATCACCAGACGAAATGCAAAGACGTCACTGATATCCGTTTCAAAGAGCTGAAACAAGCCGCCTAACCAAATCATTCAGGATCAACATCATGTCATCACCTCTTACCGGGGCGGGCTATCTGCACGTCCTTCCTGGAGCCGGAACCAAAGAAGAGGTGCTGGCTCGCTGCTTCAATGCCATCGCAAACAACGATTACCGGCGCGAGACGGCTTCAGAAAGAGCTGAGCGCTATCTTGATGAGCTTCACGCGAAGGCTGTATGGGATGCTAACACTTTCTCTGGGCCAGTGTTCCAGATTGTCGGGCCAATTAAACCTATTCGCGGTCGTGAATATACACACAAAGACACGTACAAAGGCATTTTCTGGCAACGCTGGAAGTGATCATATCTCTGGCAGGAATAAAACCATGAAGCATGTTAACGACAACATACGAGTATGCTCAGTCATTTTTGTCTACTCCGTACTTAAAAGAGGCTGGGTATATCCCGGCCTCTCTGTTATCAAAAACCCGCTTAAGGCGCAGCGGTTAGCAGAAGAGATTAACAACAGGCGGGAGGCTGCGGCATGAGATTCGGATCAGTATGCAGTGGTATCGAGGCTGCCAGTAAAGCGTGGGAACCTCTCGGCTGGAAACCGGCATGGTTCTCTGAAATCGAACCATTCCCCTCAGCCGTCCTCGCCCATCACTGGCCGGAAGTAACCAACCTCGGCGACATGACCAAAATCGCCGATGCGGTGCGCGCTGGTGAAGTAGAAGCGCCTGATGTTCTTGTGGGTGGTACGCCTTGCCAGGCATTCAGCATCGCAGGCTTACGTGAAGGCCTGTCTGACGACCGCGGCCAGTTAACCCTCTCTTACGTGGAATTAGCCAATGCAATCGACGCAAAGCGCCGCGAACGCGGTGAGCCAGAATCAATCATCGTCTGGGAAAACGTCCCCGGCGTGCTCAGCAGCAAAGACAATGCCTTCGGGTGCTTTCTGGCAGGACTTGCCGGAGAAAGCAGTGAGTTGCAGCCATCAGGGGGAAAATGGACGCACGCAGGTTGTGTGTCTGGACCGCAAAGGGTTGTTGCCTGGCGCGTCCTTGATGCTCAATTTTTCGGAGTGGCCCAACGACGCCGCCGTGTGTTCGTTGTCGCAAGTGCTCGAAAAGGATTCGATCCCGCAGCGGTACTTTTTGAGTTCGACAGCGTGCGCCGGGATTCTGCGCCGCGCCGAGAATCGCAACCGGAAATTGCCAGAAATGCTGGAGAGCGCTCTAAAGTCGGTAGTCACTGGGATAACCCTGCCAACCCTCACCCAACTCTGAATCAGTACAACAATATTGGCGGAATCGGTGCCAGTAATCAGGAATTATTCAGCCAGCGCGGTTCTGGTCTCGTATCAGATTCTTATACAGATGTAGCCAGAACTCTTCTTGCAAAAGGAAACGACAGCACCGCCGATGATCTGGAAACTTATGCCGTCGTTGGTTCACAGACTCAATACGGGGACGAGATCGCTGGCACGTTAACTGCTCGCCATGATTCCTCGCCATGCGCTGATAGGGGAATGAACGTATTGGCTTATGGAGGAGGAAATACTTCTGGAAACATCGATGTTGCTACGGCATGTACCGCGCATGGAGTCAGAATGGATTTCGATACTGAGACTTTCGCAGTGCACGGCACGCAGGATCCTGACACCAACCGAGAGCTAGCACACACTCTTGGACGCAACAACGGGCAAGAAAACGCCTGCATTGCATTTAGCTACAAAGATAATGGCGCTGATGCAACGCCGGATCTGTCTCCAACGATTCGCGCAGGCAACCACGATAAAAGCCACGCCAATAGCGGCCAGCAGCCAGCTATAGCGTATGCATTCAAGGCCGGACAGGGTGCTAAAGCGGGTGGCATTGGTTACGCGGAAGAGCAATCACCGACATTAACCAGCGCCAGCAGCGGAACCAATCTTGCTCCAGCGGTAATGCATGGCGTGGCAGTTCGGCGACTTACCCCGATTGAGTGCGAGCGCCTTCAGGGATTTCCTGATGATCACACTCTGATCGGCTGGCGCGGGAAGGATGCTGATGAATGCCCGGACGGGCCACGCTATAAAGCCATCGGCAACTCTATGGCTGTGCCGGTTATGCGCTGGATCGGTGAGCGCATCGCCGCAGCGCTGCCAGCTGAGAAGTTGAATGGTGATTATGGCGGAAGTAAAACCCCGCTCGACCAACGCGACCTCTGGCGCACTCCACCAGCATTATTCGTTTCCCTTGATGCTGAGTTTTGCTTTCAACTTGATGCTGCCGCGGCGCCGCATAACGCGCTGTGCCGTAAGCTCATCACCGCCGAGCAGAACACGCTGGAAACGCCATGGGCTGATTACCTGAGCATTCCCGGCTACGTCTGGCTGAACCCGCCATACAGCGACATCATGCCTTTCGTTAAGAAGGCAACTGCCGAGAGCGCCAATCAGATCGGGACGGTCATGCTGGTACCGGCTGACACATCGGTTGGCTGGTTCAAGGAGGCTATCCAGACCGCCAGTGAGGTTCGCTTTATCACCGCCGGGCGGCTGGCTTTTATCAACCCGGTCACCGGTAAGCCGGTCAGAGGAAATAATAAAGGCAGTATGCTCATCATCTGGCATCCGTACCCGCGTACACACTGCCACTTCGCAACTGTGGATCGTGACGATCTTATGGCTTTCGGTGCGAAACTTCTCGCTCGCAGGGAGTCCGCATGACGCCAGAACAGGAAAACGCCATCCGCGCACAGGGACGTAAATGCGTGGATGAAATCCGACAGGCACTTAAAGCCAGGCCAAAGCCGAAATGGAATGTGGTAGTGCCGCCGATCCTCAAGAAGCATCACCAGAAGATTGCGCCTATGGGCATCAGCCTTGTGGCATTTGTCAGCAGCATAGGCCGGATGAACGGCAGATATGGAGTGGAATCATGAGCAATAAGATTGTGGAATTTCCGGTTGAACGCGATGAATGCGGCTTCTGGACACACCCTGACTACTTCGAACCAGCAAATGGCAATGAATATGGCGTATTTGGCGAGTTTGAAGAGTGGCTTAATAAAAACAACCTTGAGACTTATACGCTATCTCTGGAGTCAGACATCGAGCAGGAAGAGTTTGCCGAGAAATATTTCAGCGGTGAATGTGATGGCGATATCTCTCTTTGGGAGCCTACTAGACCTGATGGCGATGGCTGGTTTGTTGGTTCAATTCACGGCACAGAAGATGGCCCGTATTGCATATGGCTGCGCAACATTGGCAGTGCGGCATGAACAAAGCCTCATCAGTTGATTTGAGAAAAAGCCTCGAAATCGCCAATAACCTCGCACACATCGGAATTCGCTTTGTGCCGATCCCGGTATGAGCTGGCTATTGGGTTCTAAAGCACTGCTCCGTTATCCCTTTTCCCGGCCTCGTGCCGGGTTCTTTTTGCCTGGAGGAAGTCATGGCCAGCGAAAAACCGTTCCTTAAGGTGCCAGAACTGGCGGCAAGGATAAACGTGTCGCCAAGCACTATTTACCGAAACCCTTCACGTTACCACATGTTCAAAGTCGGCGGTTCTTGGAGGGCGAACGAAGAAAGCGTGGAAAAGTTTTCTCAAACAACCAACAATGTATTCCGGCTGGCTGTGGTCGGTGAGGAGTCTACTAAATGCCGATCTACAAAAGAGGTAAAAACTACTGGGTTGATATCTCAGCTCCAGATGGAACGCGAATTAGACATTCTACTGGCACCGAAGAGAAAGCAAAGGCGCAGGAATACCACGACAAGTTAAAGCATGAGTTGTGGGATATTTCGCGGCTTGATAAACGTAAGGAACATCTGTTCGAAGAGATCGTGATACTGGCGCTCAAGGATGCTGAGGGGCAATCACTTTACGGAACGAAAAAGGGTTATGCGAAATACTGGCTGTCTGTTTTCCGGGGGCGTGTTATCACCGGCATTAAGGGTGACGAGATCGCAAGAAAGATGCCTACTCATTCCCTGCACAAATCGCGCAAGTCTCTGGCAAACGGAACCATCAATCGATACCGGGCGTTCATTGTTCGCGCGTTCTCGCTCGCTTTAAAGCATGGCTGGATAGACCATCGGCCGTATGTCCCTGAACTACGTGAGCCAAAAGTTCGTGTAAGGTGGATCAGGAAGTGGCAGGCCAGAGAGCTTATCGATGCGCTTGAATCAGGCATCATGCGCAGAATTGTCTCCTTCGCCCTGCTTACCGGAGCCAGGCGAGGAGAAATTCTGTCGCTGAAGTGGGAAAACGTCGATGTTGAAAACAGAAATGCCATGGTTACCGCCGAGAACGCCAAATCAGGACGAGCCAGGGCACTGCCGCTTAACGAGGAGGCAATCAGGATCCTGCGAGACTGTGACAAGACCTGCCCGTTCGTTTTCTCGCTGAACGGTGACCGGTTAACAGATATAGACCGTGCTGAGTTTAACCGCGCTCTCGATATCGCACAAATCACCGATTTCAGGTTTCACGATTTACGACACACCTGGGCAAGCTGGCATATTCAGAACGGAACCCCTCTGATGATGCTTAAAGAAATGGGGGGATGGGAAACACTGGAAATGGTTAAAAAATATGCTCACCTCAGTGCTGAACATTTAAACAGATTCGTCGGTTCTGTCACGTTTTTGGCACAGGAAAACGAGATTGACACGCTAAGGAGTAAAAAGATGTCAGCAACAGGCTGA